AAGGGTATAGATAATAAACCTGGAGCTGGAGATATAAAAAATTTAGAAAACGTTTGTTATAAAATTTTAGAACCACTACGAGCACATTTTGATTTACCAATTACAATTACCAGCGGATATCGTAGCGAAGAATTGTGTGAAGCGATCGGTAGCAAAAAGACATCGCAGCACGCGCTCGGCCAAGCCGTAGACCTAGAAATAGCATCTATACCTAATATTAAGATTGCTTACTGGCTACAAAACAACGTAGACTTTGATCAATTAATTTTAGAATACTATGACCCAGAAGATCCAGCAGGTGGTTGGGTACACGTTAGCTATAATGAAAATGGTGCTAACAGAAAACAAGTTTTAACATACGACGGTAAAAAATATGAAAACGGTCTTCCAGATATGAAATGGAAAGACGGCAAAGTTGTAAGTTAGCTTTATGAAAAATAGTTTGTTGGTGCATAAGCACTTAATTATTCGTGCTGAAGCTAGTAAACCACCAACAGATGAAGATTGGCTAAAAGATTGGATGATGGGTTTTATAGAATCCATTGAAATGAAGGTCTTTATGGGTCCTTATGTAAAATATTGTAATATGCCTGGCAACCGAGGTATCACAGCTGTTGCTATTATAGAAACATCACACATTGCTATGCATATTTGGGACGAACCAAAGCCTGCGTTAATGCAATTAGATGTTTATAGTTGTGGTGATTTTAGTCCTACAGATATTTGTAATAAGATTATGAAAGACTTTGATGTTCATAAAATAGAATACAAATACTTGAATCGCGAAACGGGATTACAGGATATTTAATTATTGTGGTGGGTGATCTCCACAAATATAACCAATAACTTTTTTACCTTTGTATTCGTGGTAAACACGATTAGTCATAAAAGTGTATTTCTTTTTTTCGTGTACTTTAACGTTGTAATTAAACCAACTACTACAGCTGCTTTGTATTTCAAACGTATCCATTTTAATGTCTCCACCAAATGTTAAATATAACAAGGTGATCATTATGGGTTTCATTTAATTAAATTTCATATCCCATAGCTAAAGTTAACATATAAACTTTTTTAGGAACCTTCTGTTGATTATCTACATAAGTATAGTGATTCATTTCTTTAACAATAGGTTCTGGTAAAGTATTTTCTTTTGTCATTTTACTTATATTCCATTCCCAAACTTTACCATTACTAAATTTATTTTGATATAAAAAAGTTATATTGTGTTTATTTGCTATTTCAGTATTAATTCTTAATTTATCTTCTTGTAAAATAAAATCAGGAAATCTATTGTGTTCACAGTTTCTTTTTTTAAATTCAATAATTTTACTTTTATTCCAAAAATCAAAAGGTTTAGTTTTTATATTAGTTATTGCTAAGTTATCTTCTTGATATTCTGGTTTATTATTTAAATATTCTAATTGTATTTTTATATCGTGACTATCACTTTGATTAAAATTTATCATATCCAATCCCTTAATTCTTCACCCATAACTTCTGTAGCAATATTAATCTTTTTACGCAATGCTTTTTTAATTTTTTCATCAATAGTTTTTGTTGCTACAAGATCAACATAGGTTACAGATTTTTTCTGACCTATTCTATGTGCTCTGTCTTCTGATTGTAATCTTTTCTCAAGATCATAACCATTAGAATAATATATTACATTACTTGCAGCTGTAAGGGTAATACCATATCCACCGGTCTGTGGATTACCAACAAAGAATCGGGCATCGGAATTAGGATCTTGAAATTTTTCAATAGCCTTGGCTCTATCTTCTGACGAAGTTGCACCATAATATTGTACTACTGATTTAGCACCATAGGTTAATTGTTGGTCTTCATTTTTAGCTGTACTAATAGCTTCTACTATATTCTCTATATCGTGAATATAATTAGCCCAAATAATAGCTTTACCATTAGTATCTTCTAAAACTTTTAATAATTCTTTAAGTCTATTACTTTTAATTTCAGTTGTTGTGCCGTCGTCATTCTTTAAATGACCACAAGTAATTTGATGTAATCTCATCATTTGTGTTAAAACGTGAGGTGCTGTAGCCATTTTACCTCTTAGTGTAGCGAGGGCAGCGGATTTCATTGTAGCATAGGCTTTGCTTTGTTCTTCTGTAAGTTCTACTTGTCGTTCTATGTATATTTTTGGAGGAAGATCTAGACAATTTTCCTTAAGAACTCTGTCAGAAAAAGCTTTTAATATTTGTGCTAATTCATCTAATCTCTTATATCCACCTACAATTTGTACTTTACGACCACCAAAATTTCGATCTAGTAAAGTAGCATATCTATTTCTAAATGTATAATAAGAACTAAACCCAAGTAAGTGTTCATTTAAAAAAGCACATTGAGTATATAAATCTAGTGGTGATTTAGTTACAGGAGAACCTGTAAGTATTCTTCTATAATATGCAAGTTTACCTAAAGTAAGAATAGCTTTAGTTCTTTTTGCTGTTGGTGTTTTTATACTTGTAGATTCATCAACTGCCATTAAAGTTCTATGAGTTCTTAAAAACTTTCCAGCAAAATCTAAACCTTTCTTTGTACTAAAAGCTTCTACGTTCATAATTAAAATATGAAGATCATATCCTGTTTCAAATAATGAATCGTATTCTTTTAATTTTGATTTTGAAGATGAAGCTGTCCATAATACCATCTTAGGTTGTATATGACTAGCTAAATGATTTGGTATTTCTTGAGTATACCAATTGTTGTAAACACCTTTTGGTGCTATAATAAGTGCCCCATTTATTTTACCTTTGTCATAAAGTATAGCCATATTATCAACTAATACTTTAGATTTACCTGTACCCATTTCCATAAAATAAGCAAACTCTTGTTTATCCCAAGATTTTTCTAAAGCAGATAATTGATGCTTATAGGGTTTTGTTTTAAATTTATATTCCATAATTATTTTATTCTTTCTATTGACATTCATATAATAATCTTTATATCTTTGTCAACTAGAATAATAGAATGAAGAATAAAATTTTTGAATTATATAAACCAAACTCATTAAGAGAATTTTTAGACTTTTATAAAAATAATCCTAATGAAAAATTTGTTTACGTATTACAACATCCACCTGCAAATATAAATATTTTAGGTGCATCTGATTTTGGATACCTTGTAATCTGTTTGCCTAATTATGGTCCAGATTCTCAAATAATATTTTCATCAAGTCCTTTTGTTTTTAAAATGCAAAAAAACTTAAGAGACTTTAGAGAACAAGATTATGTATTGTTAACAGGAGATCCAGCTATTATTGGTATTTCTTGTGCAATCGTTTGTGATAAAACAAACGGTAAATTTAACCTTCTCAAATGGGATCGAAGAGAAGCTAAATACTATCCAATAAATTTCGATCTCTATCAGAAAGGATAATAATGAGCGTAAAACAAAAAATAAAAACTTTTACAGGAAGTGGTAGCTTTGATGTAAGAGAAGAAATGTTAAAAGATTCAAAAGATCTTTTAGATTCAGTTGAAGTAACTACTATAGCTGCAGAATGTCAAAAGTTAAAACAAAAAGAAGACGAAATTGCAGAACTAGAAGACAGGCTAAAATCAAAAAAACAAGAAGCTGATGATATTAGTTCTAGGGTTATACCAGAACTATTAGCAGAACAGAACTTAACTGAAATAAAGTTAGGTGATGGATCTGCAGTATCAGTTAAAAAAGAATTTAGGTGCACTCTTCCAAAAGATGAAACGAAAAGAGCTGCAGCCTATCAATGGCTTCGGGACAATAAGTTGGAGGATATTATTAAAAACAATATCTTTGTAACTTTCGGTCGTGGAGAAGATGACAAGGCGGAGCAATTGCTTAACCTTGCGGCAGAAAATGGGTTTGAACCACAACAGAAATCTGATGTGGCTTGGGCTACACTTACTGCCCTATTTAGAGAGCGTGTCGAGGCCGGTCTCGATATGCCCTCTGAAGTCTTTAATACTTGGATTAAAGACAAAACTAAAATAAGCCGGAAAAAATAATGGAGGATGTATAATGGCTAATGAAATAAAAGCTAAACAAGACACATCACTAGCACTGTTTGGTGATGACATATCCAAAGGTTTTGAAAATATGACGCAAGAAGATATGGCGTTACCTTTTGTCAGAATCTTAGGACAGCTATCACCGCAGGTAACTGATGGTGATGCAAAGTATATAGAAGGTGCCAAACCTGGTATGATCTATAATACTGTTACCAGCGAAATGTTCGATGGTAAAAAAGGTATCAAGGTTATTCCTTGTTACTATAAGAAAGATTATCCAGAATGGTCGGATAGAGGTGATGGTCCAGGTGCTCCTGTGGCTGTACACCTACCGAACAGTCCTATAATCCAAACAGGTAAGAGAGATGGTTCTAAAATTAGATTACCAAATGGTAACTACTTAGAAGAAACAGCTTCTTATTATGTAATGATTGAGACAAAGACAGGTGGTTATACTCCTGCTTTGATTACTATGAAGTCAACTCAATTAAACGTTAGCAAAAAATGGAATTCAATGATGAAAACCATACAAATTGCTGATGGAAAAGGTGGTTTTGTAATACCACCAATGCACGGGGTTGTGTACAATTTATCATCTACACTACAAAAGAACGACAAAGGTTCTTGGTATGGATGGGTTGTTACACAAGACAGAATATTAGGGCAAGAGGATAAATCTTTATACTTACAGTCTAAAGAATTTAATTCTAGTGCTTCTAAAGGTAATGTGCAAACAAAAGCAGATGTGGAAGAGAAAGTAGTGGATTCAACTCCCTACTAGTCAAATGGAGGGGGATTGTGAGATCCCCCTTTACAAAAAAAATTAGAAATGATAATGCAGGAAGAAAAATTTAAAAATATATTTAGTGGACTAACAATAGCATATGGACAATATCAACCCGGAGAACGTGGCGAAAACGGAAAACAAAAAGGCAAAGCTTTTATTGTTCGTAAACCCGTCACAGATGAACTCTGGAAAAACCATCTTGAAGGAAAAGGAGCAGCCCTCGGAATTATCCCTATTACGGAGAATAATGATTGCAGGTGGGGTTGTATTGATATCGATGAATATAATTTTGATCATAGCAAGCTCATTCAAAGCATACGAACTCTTAACCTCCCCTTAATCGTTTGCCGTTCTAAATCAGGTGGAGCACACGTCTTTTTATTTACTACAGAATTTATATCTGCATCTCTTATGCAGAACACACTTAAAAAATTTGCAAAAGTTTTAGGATACGAAGGTTGCGAGATCTTCCCTAAACAAACAGAAATACTTGTAGAACGTGGGGATACAGGTAATTTCTTAAATCTACCCTACTACAATGATGTGAAAGGATTGCGATATGCTATCAACGATAATGGCGCCAGTTGTACACTTGAGGAATTTTATCAGCTCTATGATGTTTACAACAAAAGCAAAGAAGAAATTGAAAAAATTAAAGTTGAAGAAAAGAAAATAGAAGAAGCTTTTCCAGCTGGTCCTCCTTGCCTAAATAAATTAGCGTCTATTGGTTTTGGTGAGGGGGGTAGAAACAATGCTTTATTTAGTATTGCAGTTTATTATAAAAAATGTGACCCAGACAATTGGGAAAAATTAGTTGATGAAGCTAACACTAAATATATGAACCCACCTCTTTCATCATCAGAAATACAAAACACAGTAATTAAACAAATAAATAAAAAAGGTTATGACAAATACAAGTGTAAAGATGTTCCAATAAGAGATGTTTGTCAATCAGGTTTATGTAGAACAAAAAAATTTGGTGTAGGATTTGGTGAAGAAGAAATGCCTATGTTAGCAAACTTAACAAAGTACACATCCAACCCACCACAATGGTTTTTAAATGTAGGAGACAAAAGAATAGAATTAAAATCAGAACAACTTTACAACCCAGGAATGTTTGCACTAGCGTGTTTAGATCAAGCAAACTCTATTATCCCTGTACCTAAACCAAAAGATTGGAAACAACATTTTTTAAAACCAATGATGACTAACATACAAGAAATAGAACCATTAGAATCTTTAGATCCTATTAATGAAATTACAGGATTGCTACAAGATTGGACTACCAATAGACAAGCAGCTAGAACACTTGATGATATATTTAATAAGCTACCTTTTACTGATGAGAAAAGAGAGTTTACATATTTTAGAATGGAAGACTTTTATAATTTTTGTAAGAAAAACCATTGGGATATGGATAAAATTAAAACAGGAAATTTAATCAAAAGATTAGAAAATATATTCGTAGAAGAAATTAGGATGACTATAAAAAAACAACAACCACGACTAATTAAAATTAAAACTATGAAAAAAATTGATGCTAGTTTATCAAAGGTTACTTACCAACAAGATGATTTTTAATGAAATATTCAAAAGACATAGGCATTAATTGGCATTTAAGAATGAGACAACACATAGAAGTACTTAAACAAGAACTAGAAACAACAACAATAAAACTAAAAATGGCAGAAAGAAAAATAAAAAAATATGAAAACAATAATATTAGGACCACCGGGAACGGGAAAGACAACAACGTTATTAAACTTAGTGGACGAATTTATACAAAAGGGGATTAGACCTAAACAAATAGGATACTTTTCTTTTACTAGAAAAGCAGCTACTGAAGCTGCAACAAGAGCTGCTGAAAAATTTGCATTAGACATAGATAATGATCTAGATAATTTTAGAACTTTGCATTCTTATGCATTCAGACAATTAGGAATGACAAAAGAAAAAATGATGAAGTCAGAAGACTATAAAGAATTTGGTCAAAAATGTGGCATTCCAATTAAAACAGCTTCTTATTCTGCAGACGACGGTACATTTAATTCAGATAATGAATACCTTACAATTATAAATACTGCAGCTGTAAAGAGAATAGATCTATTAGAATACTATGATTCAAGAAAAAATATATTAGACATAGAAAGAAGTACATTATTTTTATTAAAAGAAGAATTACAAAGATTTAAAAAAGAAAAAGGTTTGAAAGACTTCAATGATTTACTTGAAGATTTTATAGCCAAAGATATTAACCCTAAGTTTGAAGTATTATTTATAGATGAGGCACAAGATTTATCTTTAATACAATGGGATATGGTTAGAAAACTTTGGGCAAATGCCAACAAAACTTACATCGCAGGAGATGATGATCAAGCTATCTTTAAATGGGCTGGCGCAGATGTAGATCATTTTATAGCACTCAAAGAAGAAGTAGATGATATTAAAACATTAGAACAATCTTATCGTATACCGGGTGGACCTATACACGAACTATCACAACATATAATAAGTAAAGTTCAAAATAGATTTGATAAACAATATAAACCTAGAGATGATGAAGGGATCTTAAAAAGATATTCTGACATTACACAAGTAGATATGTCTAAAGGTAATTGGTTGGTTCTATCTTCGGCTAATTATTTTTTAGATGATGTAAAAGATCTATGTGAACTTCAAGGTTGGTATTATCAATACAAAGGACGAAACTCTATACCTCTTAAATTATTGTTAGCACTAAACAATTGGGAATCTTGGAGAAAGGGAGAGATGTTAAATCATTTAGAAATTAAAAACATTTATGAATATGTTGGGTCAAATGTATTAGAAGGATTTAGAAAAGGTAAAACATTACACTCTGATGATAAATATACATTAAAAGAATGCCAAGAAAAACACGGACTGATAACAGATAAAGTATGGTTCGAATCTTTTGAAGGACTAGATACTATCACAGAAAATTACATTCGTAATATGAGGGCGAATGGAGAAACACTGAATAAAAATCCTCGTATAAAAATGTCAACTATACACGGAGCGAAAGGAGGAGAAGCTGACAAAGTTTTATTGATGCAAGATTTAACCAACGCAGCTCTTGAAACATTTAGTAATGATCCTGATGAATTACATAGACTATTCTACACTGGAGCGACGAGAGCGAAGCGTGAATTACACGTCTTAGATCCAAAGAACTTTGATAGGGCTTATATATTATGAAGTCATTAAAAAAACAGATCGGTGGAAATCACTATCGAGACTATGTCATTCAACCGGCAGAGTTTATAAATAAAAACAAGTTGCTTTTTGCAGAAGGCAACGCTATAAAATACATAGTGAGAGCGAAAAATAAGGGTGGGAAAGAAGACCTTCTTAAAGCTAAGCACTATATTGATATGATAATCGAAAGGGATTACGAATGAGAAGTACCCAAATACCATTATTTACCCCTGAAACAGAGTGGGTAATGCCAGAAGAACTAAAAGATTTAAAAGGTGCAAAAGAAATAGCTATAGATTTAGAGACTAATGATCCACATTTAACTACTTTAGGGTCAGGTAATGTAACCGGTAGAGGCCACATTGCTGGCGTTGCGGTGGCCGTAGAGGGGTGGTCAGGCTATTTTCCGATACATCACGAATCAGGTGGTAATATGGACAAAAATCTAGTGTTAAATTGGATTAAAGATATTTGTAGTCAAGTAGATACTACCTTTATATTTCACAATGCAATGTATGATATTTGTTGGTTAAGATCAGCAGGAGTAATAGTCAAAGGTAAAATCGTTGACACTATGATAGCAGCATCATTGATTGATGAAAATAGATTATCTTATGCATTAAATCCTTTAGCAAAACAATATGTTGGTATTGGTAAAGACGAAAGTATTTTAAATGCAGCTGCAAAAGAATATGGTTTAAATCCTAAGAAAGATATGTGGAGACTACCTGCATTATTTGTAGGACAATATGCAGAACGAGATGCAGAATCTACACTTAAACTTTGGCAAAGATTAGAAACAGAATTATATAAAGAAGAACTTTGGGATGTATTTAATTTAGAAACTAAATTATTTCCTTGTCTTGTAGATATGAGATTTAAAGGTGTAAGAGTTGATCTAGAAAAAGCAGCTAAGATTAAGAAAAATCTTATGCAACGTGAATCTAAAATTGTCAGTAGAATTAAAAGTTTAACTGGAGTTGCTGTAGAAATACACGCAGCTAGATCTATTGCAAAAGCATTTGATAAACTAAAACTTCCGTATGATAGAACAGAAAAAAGTAAAGAACCAAGTTTTACAAAAAACTTTTTACAAAATCACCCACACGAATTACCAAAATTAATTGCAGATGCAAGAGAGATAAACAAAGCACACACTACATTTATAGATTCAATAACTAAACATTCAGTTAATGGTAGGATACACGCAGACATAAATCAAATAAGATCTGACCAAGGTGGTACAGTTACTGGTAGATTTAGTATGAGCAATCCAAACCTACAACAAATTCCAGCTAGACACCCAGAGTTAGGACCAATGATTAGATCTATATTTATTCCAGAAGAAAAAACTGTTTGGGGATCATTTGATTACTCACAACAAGAACCTAGAATTTTAGTTCACTATGCAAAGTTACAAAATTTAGATGGTGTTGATGAGATTGTAGAAGCATACAATCAAGGGGATGCAGATTTCCACCAAGTTGTTGCAGATATGGCAGGTATAGAACGTAAGCAAGCCAAAACTATTAATTTAGGTTTAATGTATGGTATGGGTAAAAATAAATTGATGGCTGAACTAGGATTAATGAAAGAATCAGCAGAGAAACTAATTAAACAATACCACAGTAAAGCACCATTCGTAAAACAACTTATGGATAATGTATCTCGTAAAGCAAATGATAGAGGTAAAATTA